AATCGTTATAGATCAGGTTATACGCACGAGCGTGATAGTTGTTCAGTTGAAAACCTTCGACTTCCGTCGGAACGCCGAAGTAGTCATACAGACTACCAACAAGAAAACCACCGGACGGAGCGGACACCTTCGGCGTAACGTAATCCGTCGAATCACCTGGATTGTCCTGCGCGCCCATCATCCGCTCGAAGTCGGAATGAATGAGGCGCAACGGAACGAAGAAAAAGAACGTATCCAGGAATAGGTTATCCATCACCGGATGCAGAGGAGTAGCCAACCGGCAGAACGCATTCATACGAAGATTGAAGGTATCGCCCGGCAAAACTTCATCGACATAAACGGGCACCAAATACCCGCAATCGAACGTCGTCTTATAACCATGCGAACGGTCAAAAACCGAGCGCGGACGAGAAATGGAGGGAACGGTCGCAAAATGCGATTGACGAGCGGAACGCATATCAGTCACCCATTTCCAAGAGGGAAGACAAAGTCAGGATGTGGCGTTGCTCAACACCTTCGCACACGCCGGAATCCTCATCAAAAACACCGACCTCAAACAACACATAATCGGCCGGATTGAGCGCGTAGGCATGATCGCCACGCCGCATCACATCACGAAGGGTACGAACAGCAGTACCTTCGGTATGAGCGACGAACGGCGGATGAAAAGCACCAGCACAAGTATCCTTCACAGCAAACATTTTAAGAACACGCATATCACCTCACTAGGTCAGAGATTCGAGAGCGCAACACTTCCTCCCGGACAGAAAGACGCTCCAAGGAATTCTCCCGCTTGTTGCGAGCAACAGCAACGGGACCGGTAGGAGAACGTTCAGCCAAAATACGTTCCATTTCATCAGGATCAATCTCGGCAAACTTCTTGTCATAGTAACGAGGCGGGGACGACTTAACACCATTAACAATAACATAATCAAAATTATATACATCAGTATGAAACTTAGCAAGCCAGGGAGCACCAATGCCTGGACGATTAGAAGCGGTACCAAACTCCTTAACACGAGAACGAATACGGCCCTCAGAATCCAAATAAGAATAATGTTCGGCTTCCGCCTCACCATTGACTTTTTTTAAACAATAACGAGCAACATAACCAGCAGACTGAAATGTACAATCACCAATTTCAGACAATCCAAATGGCCAAAGAGAAGAAAGCAACTCGGACGTATAAGTACGATAACCGTCCGGAGAGGTACGCAAATACACCTTATCAGGAAAATCAAAATTAAACAGCAGAAAATGATAATGTGGACGGCCAAACATATCGCCGTACTCACCACAACCGAAAAACCGAACTTTAACATCATATCGCGCGCGCGCAAACTCGCGCACACGTTTCAAAAAAAGTTGGTAATCTCTAAGAGATAAATCGCCATGGTCAGGCAGATTTGCATTATCATAGGTAAGAGTAATAAAACAATTATCATCATACAAAGACGCTTCATGCATACACCTAACAGCCCAATCGCGAGCACGCTCCAAACGGCAACCAATACACTGGCCACAACTAATATAAATCGACCTATCAGGATTCAAAGCCTTATCAGCACTAAACACAAGAGAGCGGCGCCCGCTAGGATTAACGGACGCCGCGAACCACGCTCTCCTGGTCGAAATGCACGGCATTACAGCCGCAAACCACCACGCATAACGGACCTCGTATTCTTCTTGTGAACACCGGACGAACGACGAAACACGCGCTTCGAACGGGAACGAGAGAAACTCTTACGTCTCATCGAGAGACCTCACTTTCATTTTGAGCGCCTCATAACCGGCGATAAGGCCGGAATAACCACCAGCCAACTCAGGCATGGCAGACTTGTGAGCCCGTGTCAAGCTCGTAAGCTTGAGATCGATCGCAGCAACAAGCTGCTCCTTTTCACGAGCGGAAAACGTAACCTTCGACATAACGAAAAACTCCTCAAAAATGAAACACAAAACAAAAATAAAATTTCAAAGAAAAAAGTCAACAAAAAAAAAGGTGACAGAAGATCCTGTCACCTAGCACAGTTACAACAAGGGGAGAACTGTGCAACGCGGTGCCGGGGGATAAAGCACCGCTAAACGGCTCCTAGTTCGAGCCAGGAGCCACGGTGGAGCCACCTGCTGGGGACGGGGCGGCTACGCCGCCAGCGTCGCCTTGCGGCTCCGCAACGGCCTTGACGGCCGTATTTCCATGATCCTCCGCGGCCGGATGGGCCGAATCACCGGCAACCAGCCGATTCCACTCGGCCTCATTGCCCGGCACAGAGGCGAACTCGACAAACTTCGCGACATCATTATCGAAATGAGCGCGAACAAAGGCCGGAAGAGCCATAAACTTCTTATCGGCCTCCATAACCTTATTAAGCGCCTCATGGTAGTTACTCGACAGACCGGAAAAATCACCATAAAGCGGAGTAGCAGGGTACATCCGCTCTAAATCACGAACCTTATAACGACGAACGATATTGTTAATATCGGACGGCTCGGCAAACTGTTGGAGAGTACGAGACTTCGAAAAAGCCTCAATCGGATACCCAACACGATCATACCACTTACGAACAAGCTTAGACATAACAACCTCCTATCTACGGTTACTTGACATACGAGAAAGAGCCTCAGCAGAGTTGACAACCGGATTCGCAGCATCAACCGCCAACTCAGACATACGAAGAGCCCGACCAATCTTAGACCGAAAAAAATCGTCATCAATAGACGACAACGCAGCCTTAGCGCGAGCAGTGGAGATAGCATACGTATCAATCTGATTCTTCAAAGCCAGATTGGACGCAGTACCTTGAGCGATAGAAAGGCCGGCACGAGCCTTATCCATACCAACATTCGCTTCGTAATTCTTCAAAACACCTTCGGTTTCCTTCAACCAGGTATCAGCATTAATGTTATTAATCTGAGCCTTCTTAACCTCCATATCAGTCTCTAGAGCCTTAGCAGCCAGAGCAGTAGAAACACCAGAACGAGCCGCATCACCAATAGCATCACGAACATGCGGCATAGCACCGGCGGGAGTAGAAGCACCGGAACCGCCGGTCGCAGACAAAATGGGGTTCAAACCAGCCTTCTTAAGATCTGCAACCTCTCGTTGGTGAGCAGTCGAAGACATACGCTCCTGAAATTCCATCTGTTCACGAGCTAACTCAGCCTGAGCTTTATTAGCCTTATTACCACCGATCAGCGAACCAACAGTACTAATCGCGGCACCGATAATGGGTCCCCACATCAACACGCCTCCATGTGAAAAAAGTATCGTGCAAGACGAGAGGACGACCTCGCCAAGCACGATACAACCAAACCCAGTAAAATATAGCGTCCGGACACATCAAAAACGACGAAGACCGGGCACGGAATACATGGGCATAACACGAACCGTACGAACATCGAAAACCGAATCAAACAGAAAATGAGGCTCGGACGGGACAGCGATGATACGATCCACAGGAGGGTTCTCCTGAATAAACGTATCACCCAACGTGGGCAAAGCACCGAACTCCTGAGCCAAATGCCAGGTATCCAGCGAAGTGGCATACGTAGACCGGAACTGACCAGTAATGGACGACGGCTTATAACGATACTCGCCCCAACGTTCTTGATAACCGAACGCAAGATCATCAGCAGAAGTACCCTGCAAATAGATCTCCTTATTAAGAACGGGCTGCTCACCAAGATTGGCGAGAGTGGGCCAGTAAAAATCCAGACGAGTGGACCGAGAAAACATACGGTTAAGGCCCTGCTGATAATTAAGGTCAGCACGGGCCGAAATCAAACCGATGATAACACCATGTTCCGTAAAGCTCTTGGAAAAACCATGACCACGAAACGAACCAGTACCAACACCAGCAAGGTTACCTTGCGGCGAGTCGACAGTCGTCTCCGACATCTGCAAAACCGGCGACACGTTCACATAAGACGAACCACCACCGAGATATTCGGGGCGCTGCAAACGAGAATCGGCAGAAACAGCACCGAAATGTGCACGAACAATTTCGGTGTACCGAGTACCACCACGAGCATCAAGCTCGTACAACTGCTGAATGGTAACGGCCTCGCGCAACTCATTAATCGTCGCCGCAGTGACACCAGACAAATCAGACTGTAAACCAGACTCAACCCAACGCATAAGACCGGCACCAGTTGAACCACCAGGACCACTTGGCGCAGCATATTCAACACCAAAAGAACCGCTAACAGAGGCAGTAGACCACTTGTCCGCCGCATCAGTGACAGCCTGCAAAGTCGGCGACGTACCATCCGAAACAACAGGCGCATTACCTGTTAAAGGCAACTCAACAGCAGGACCTTTCTGAGGAAACGGCAAAGCGGACGTAAAGTAATCGTGACGCTTACCACGACGCAGAAGGACATAATCGGCCGGGTCATCCGGACCAGCATCGGTATCGACAACCACGCTATCCTGCAAATTCTCATCACGAAACCAATCGTTATAGATCAGGTTATACGCACGAGCGTGATAGTTGTTCAGTTGAAAACCTTCGACTTCCGTCGGAACGCCGAAGTAGTCATACAGACTACCAA